GACGGTGATGGTGATGGTGATGGCGACGGAGACGGAGATGGAGACGGCGTCTCTGGAAGTTCCAGATATGAATGATACGGAGTTGCATCGAGTTTTCCGACCCTGAGCTTGACATTGTCTCCAGTGCCGAAACCACGATAAGCGAAGATTTTAACGACAAGCTTGTCGTTCGATGCTACGTTGTACGCCGACTTGTATGGCGACTCGTATGTTGCTGATCCGCTGCCAAGAAGCTGAGATGCGGTTTCCCATTCAAACAGCTTGACTTCTGTATCTTCGCTCGGAGATGGCGATGGATACGGAGACGGATCTGGCGTTCGTTTATGAATTTCAATCTTGAAATACCATTCCACGTCCGGGATCGCTGCGTCGTCCAGAAAGTATCCGAACAGCGTCCAGATACCGTGCGGAATCGCGCTCATGCCTTCTGCTTGCAGCGCATCCCACAAATCGGTCCCTTGAGTAATGAAGCAGCTCTTCTTATACCATTGACCAGCTTTTTCGCGGCATAAGAAGTTCGTCGGATAACTACCTTGACCGGGATTGAAATATTCCCATTGCAGATACTCGTAGTCTTCGGATTGCTCTTCTTTCATCTGCAAATAAAAAAACTGCTTGTCCGTTCCGTAGAACGGCACGTTGTGCCATTCGGAAATGACATCAGCGTCCGGGTACAAATAGAATCTAATAGCCATCAGTACAACTCATCTCTGCCGACAATCGGCACCGTTGAGAATTCGATCGTCACGGTTCGCCAGCCGATAGCGAACTTCTCGATGCTTGTGGCACTCTCAATCGTGACCAGCATCGGCTCGTCATCGAGCTCTTGCATTGCGAGAATCGTCTCGCCGCCGTTCGTATTCTCAAGCATGGACATCAGGATGTCATAGTCGTCATCATCGACCGTGTAGATACGAGTGAACTTGATCTGCTCATTCTCACCGAAACCGAGAAATGCCTGCTCGCCGTAAGGCATGTTGAATGTCTGCTTGGGATAAACGGTCGAATCTTCTCTCGGAAACATAGCTCCGGCTTCGATCTCGTACTTGCGAGCGAGCCAGAGTGCGCTTGTGCGCAGCTCGTCCGGTGCATAGTAATTCGGAGTAATCACTCCCCGCAAAACGATTTTCCAGTATCGTTGAGGATTCAACACACTGAACTCCGAGACCTTGAGAAGATCACCCGAAACGCCCGGATCGACTGTCAGCGGTGCCAGCGTATAAGTCGAGGCGTCATTCGAATAGTAGATGTCAGCATAGATGCCAGTCGGATAAGGTGACGGTGATGGTGATGGCGATGGATAAGGCCAGGGTGAAACCGGTGACGGTAGATCAACCTCGTTGTGCCTATGTATCCACACCAAAGCATCCACTTGTCGAGGTCTGCCGCAGTCGATAATCAGATGATGCTGTTCGTCAATACCGTCTGCCTGCCATGCGAAGTTCGGCTCCAATATCAGAGCGTGCTCGGCCGGATGTGCAGCATCCTGAGATGACACCTCGTGAACCACAGCATCAGTCATGGCCTCAAGCGTGTAGAACTTAGTAGACACGGACACTGCGACCGCCTGTCAGGTTATCGGCTTTCAGCATAAGATCAGTTTTGCCGTCGGTTGTCAGTTTGCGGAGTATCGGCGCGACTTGCTGTTCGATGAAGTCTGAGGATAGAATATTCCCGGAGAACGTCACATTGATCGTGTTGCCCGGGCTGGTTGCTGCCGGAGCAGGTGTCGCCAACGCGGGCATTGCCAAGTTGCCAGCACTCGGAACGATACCGCGCATAAACTCGGAACCTGTTCTCATTTGGCTGAACACTCCCTGAGTGAAGTATTCGGCAAAATGCTGCCCTTGCTGCATCGCGAGTCGGTCATATTTGGGAGTATCGAATATTCCGCCAAGAAGTTTACCAAGCCCCGGTATAAACATATCCGCAATGGAAGCAAGAGATTGCTGAATAAAGAATGCCATGAAATCTTCGTGCATCCCCTTGAAAACATCTCCTATTTTACCGCGTCCGGAAGCTATTTCTCTTGAAATAGCACCGACTCCTTTTCTACCGATCGATGCGAATGCATCGACAACTTGTGCTTGTTGATTTCTGATAATATCGGCGTTGATCTGAGATTTGATCCCTGCGTTGATTTCGGCGGTTACAGCATTGATCTCTTCGATCGGTGGAAACAGACCACCCTCAGCCGGTATCAACGCGCGTTCAGTGATCTTCGTCGCCATGACTATCTTCAATCTTTCGTTGAATCTTGCGATCTCTGCCAGAAAGTCAACATCAGTCGCCGGATCAGGAAGCTTGATACGCTTGATCTCCACCAACATTTCGTCAGCCATAGCTTTACGTTCAGCTTTTTCCCTCGCCAGATTCTTCATAGCTTGATCTGACATCAGTTGTTGTTGATATTGAAGATCAATAAGTTTAGCTTCAAGTTCTGCTACTCGATCTTTAGCATCTTTAAATCCACCACCTATACTAGCTGCCGCGCCAAGTTTACTAAAATCTTCTAAGTTATCACGTGCTTTTTCCAATTCCTCAGTAGTACTAGCTATTTGAGCTTCTACTTGTTCAAAGTTAGCGTTTGATCCAAGATCAGCCCAATACTTTGCGGCATCGCTGACAAGCTCAACAAACCATTGGAACGCCGATGACTTCGTTATTACGGCTCCGATAGCTTCCTGAAGGTCTCCCATACGCTCGGAGAGTAGCTTCAACTTACCCGCTGTCGTATCCATTTTAGCGGCGGCGGCACCGCCAAACAACTGATTGACCTGATCCTGAAGTTGCCTCATCTGATCTTGCTTCGGAAGCGACTTATCAATCTCGATTCCGTATCTGGATAAAGCATTTGTGCTTGAATTGATCGACTTGCCCATGAGGTCGGCAACCGTCACGACATCCATGCCCTTGGCCGCAGCCACATCCATAGCGGATTTCGTCAGCTCCATCGACTGGGCAGCATCAATGTTGGAATCATGTAAACGTTGAAATGCTTGACCTACAAGTTCATCCGATACACCAGTAAGCGTTTGCATCTGATCAGCGAATTTCTTGATTGATTCGACATTCGTGTCGACCGCGCCACGATGCCGATCTAATGACGCCGCGACATCATTCCAGACTTTTTCATGATTCAGTGCAGCATCGAAGGTGCCTTTGATAAATCCCGTCAATGCTTTGAATGCCCCCGTCGCAGCCATCGCCGCGACATTGCCCACTGCAATCCCCTGAGCGAATCGACCGAATATCGGCTTGCTCTTTGTCGTCGTCGTGTTCAGGGTCTTGAGTTCGCGTTCGAGCCGTTTGATCTCTTTTTGGCTCTTGACCATCGCAGGACCGCCGAGGTCGTTGATTTGCTTGTTGAGTTTCTTAATCTTGTCGGCAGCAGCCTCACGTGCCTCAAGTATGAGTCGATATTTCTCTTGTGAACTGGCCATTATCGCCTCTTTTCCCTCAGCATATCCTTAACGACAAGTTCTTTCTGCTGTCTTGCCTGTGCAATGGAGATCTCGGATTCGATGATATCACAGGCCTCGACGTAGATCGCCGGAAGGTTCCAATACGCCTCATACGAGCATCCTTTCGTCCCATCTAGTCGCCGATACAGATACCAGACCATCAGGGAAAAAGACGTGACCACACTGGGCGCACAAAGGTTGTAATAGACACAACAGGATTCGTACAGGGTCGCATTCGGATTCAAGCCTTCCATTACGATAGATGAAAGTCGGTGCCAGTTTTGCCGAGTGATGGTCACCGGCTTTAATCCCTGACCGCGAGCCTCGGCTTGATCTCTTCCGTACAGGCAGGCTCGGTGCTTGCAAGGTTCTCCGCATTGTTTCAATTCCCCGTCGGATTTGGAGTGGACGTACCCGACGAGGAGTCGGAGTTTTTTGCTTCGTCATCCTTGAAAGAACAATACTCGATCACTCCGTTGACAATAGCGAGGATATCGCTGAATGATTCAACCGATTCCAGAGTCGTCTGAGCATCCTTGTTGTCTATAGTCAGGATCACATTTGACAACTGCGAAATCAATTCATCGAACGAAGCTGCTGTCGGTTCGAGATTGCCCAACTTCTCAATCGTTGCAATCTTTTCTCGAACCGTCATACTCCGCACCTTGAATTCAGCATCAAGAATCTTAACGGTGTGATGCTTGTTTGGGTCGACAAGTCTCAGCATACAACCTCCACGTTGTTTATTGTCTACCAGCCCCTATCTGTTGAGTTCATTACGGCAAAAGTAAACATCGGATCGACGGTGCCGTTCGTGTCCGACAGCATCCGGCAGGTAAACGATTCGGCAAGCAGACCATCTTCGCTCTGCTCCGGCTCTTCCACCTTGCCAGTCACATCAATCGTAATCTCACCGAGATCAAGTGTAAACCGGCAGAGAGTGTTGTTCGTAACGGCTGCCAGCAAATCGGTTGCGGTGGAATCTCTAAGCAAGTCGACTTTGAATGATCCGCTCCGGTTCATAAACGCCAGCATCTGGAATCCATCAACAGCGTCATGACCGACTTTCTCAATTTCGTAATTGCTTTCAATCTCGAAGCTGCGGATCAAAACATTCGTCGGGCTTGCGAGTCCGGCAGTGAAATCGAGTGTCGCCGATTCGATGTCGTTGAAGTACATGAAATCGGCTTCATCGGACGGTGTCCACGTTCCGGACGGATTGGATGTATCGATTCCGGGGCCGACACCTCGCAAAGTAGCCTCATACATCAACAACTCATCACGAGCCGCAGACAACTTGAAGTTGCTGCAAATGCAGCCACCAACCTTATACGAAGTTGACGCTTCCGGCAATCTCCGGATAAACGTTAGGAACTTGCCTGCATCCGAAGTAAAGTCCGGATGCGTCTCATAGTGCTCGAACGTCTTTGTGTACGGTGTTGATGCCCCTTCTGTCACCTTCTGAAAATGAGCATAGGCAAGAATGTCAATGTCATTCAGATTGACCGGGCCGGCAAGCACAATCTCACCCGATCCGCCTCGATCAGTGACGATTACGTGCTGTTTCGTTGGATTCTTCGAACCATGATTGGCCGCGACTTCATAGACTTGCTGATCCCTGCTGACTTTTGCCGATTCCAGAGTCAGCTCTATGAAGTCTGCCGAATCAAGCTCAACTGTATCATAAGCGGTCTGTTCGCGAATGCCGAACCGCCGCTCCATTGACTCGCGAATTTCTTCCAAGGCCATAGCCTATCCTTTCATTTATAGTGCGACATCGCGATCTTCGTTTTCGAGGTCTTCAGGATAATCATCGTCATCCTCAAGGAAATTTGCGCCTTTGTAGCTGAGGACATCTTCCGGAGTCGTCACTTCGGTGTCATCAACCGTGATCGGATCAGTGTTACGTCGTTGTGCTCTGATTGCATATCCGTGATCGATCAATGCCTGCGCCTTATCATCCGGAAGCTCAACGATCTTGCCTCGTCGTATCTGATCTGTGAATATCGGGGCGATCCCGAATTTGCGCGACATCCGGATCAGACCCCGCCGGTCCATCTTCTTGGTCCCTCTGACTTTCACTATGGGTATCCCTCCAGTTTGTGAATGATTGCTATAAGTTCGGCTCCGACACTCTGGCTTTCCGCAAACTCAATGTTGATTCCCTCATTTGCAAAACCCATGAGTTTATATGTCGGTTTATCTCCTGCAAACTCATAAGATGATTTGATTGCAGTTATCACTTCATCTACCAATTCAAGAGTCCTATCAAGCTGCTCGATACCACCGGAATAGCTCGTATGGATGCGGATCGAAATTCTAATCTCATGATTTTCAATGAACTGGCCGTCGCCATATCCTGAATCGCTTGTCACCGGAATATTGGTTTGCGGCTCAACAGTGATGGCATCAAGCACAAGATTGGCGACTGCGTGATATGAATACACGGTAACAACCGGCGTCGGCAGATCACTGCCCATTTGTGCATTGAGCCTGGAGACCACCTTCTCCTGAGCTGTGGCGGTAGTTGTCGACATCAGTTTGCCCCCTTTGCAGAGACATATAGAATATCGACAACAATCCGGCTGCTGGAATAGGCATCATCCGTTATCAGATTTACCGGTTCCTGGCCGACAAGTCGCATTTGCAGTGCCCCAGTCGGTAGTGTGTCGCCTTCGATTATGTCTTTCACATCCACAATCAAATCTTCTATCGCTTCTCCCTGCACCATCAAGATCAAATCAACAGTCAATCCCCAACGGGTATGGGTCGCATCTCTGACAAGCACTTCTTCGGTCGACGCCAAAAGTCCAATATATGGAGCCGCGTCTCTTGCACCTTGTGGCGTCTTCAGCCTGCGAGTGCAGGTGACGCTCGTAATGCCACCGAGCATCGTGACTAGGCTGTCGAGCAATGTCTCTTTGGTATTAGCCACGGTACAACCTCGTCATGTAATTTCTTATGATTTTCTTGATCGCGGTCTTGGATTGAACAAATGCCCTACTTGCATATGAAGTCTTTTTGATCTTTGTCTTGTGGCCTCGCCCGGTCATGCCCCCGAGATCGTGAATGCGAGCGTAAGGCACTTGACCTAGATCGGATTCGACAGACAATTTCCAGCCAAGATTTGACATCCGCCGTAATACATACTCCCATGAATCGTGTAGCTTGTCGCTTCTACGCTGCAAATATCGACCGCTACAGTTGCGCCTCACGTTCTTGACTACCTGCACGCCGATCTTGTCCAGTTCAACCGGCAGCTTGCCGAGACGATTCAGCGCATTCGGCAGCTTGCGAGATTTGATCTTAGGCTGCGCTCTGAATGATATCTCAGCCATCACACAAACCTCTTGTATTTGGCGATGATATCAGTGTAGCTCTTCGGCACTGTCTGATCCAATTCGTAAGTGAATGACTGCTCGCCATCGGATTGTGACTTGATCCCCTCTCTGCTCTGACGATCCGAGAAGTATTTCGTCAATAAGAAGCAGGCATACTTGAGATCGGCAGGGATGCCGTCAGTGAATCCGTAGCTGTAAGTAACCCGCCAGTTGTCGACTCCTTTGTGAAACGTGTGCCGCTCATCGAACCAGACCTTGCCAGTAGTCGCGTCAAACGTGAAGTCCATATTGAGTTCGGATACGTCCTGCCATTCGGTGCCTGTCCAGTATTCGAGAGTGTCAACCGTATCGATCGGCGCGTTTTTCGTCCACATCCTAAAAGTGCCGTTGCCGTCAAATATCTCGACAGCATCAAGTGGAGATGGAGAGCAAGCGTAGAGGTCTCGGTCAATTTCTTTCTCGATGACCTCGGTCGCCATTTCGATCAGTGCCTCGACTTGCGCCTCATTGTCAAGCGGCAAGCTCTTGTTTGCGAACTCGGCATATTCGGCAAGTGTTATCATCCGAACTCCCTATCTGTTTACTACACGGGCGTCGGTTAGGACGCCCGCGCCGTGGAGCGGAAGCTAGCTGACTAACTCCCTGTCAACCCAGAACACCCACAGATCACATCCGGCCGTAACGGTCGGAGATACCTGATCTATGCGAATGGTGTCATCCGCCGTGATCTCAACTTCCGCAGACACCTCGTCCAGTCCAAGAGCCGAGGTCTCATCTGTTGCGTAACAGGCTAAGACCTGATCCTCGGTCTTGATACCTGTTACAGTGATATCCGATTCATCGGACAATCCCATGCTAGCCAATGTGAACCGCAGATACATCGACGCCTCGGCTGTGACATTATCTTTTGCATGCCACATCAGAAGCATCGTATCGTTGGTTGTTGCTGCCGTACACTGAACATTTCCATCCGACGTGATACTTGTCGCGTCGGTTCGATCCGTCCAGGCACCGGTAGACGTCGCGATCTCAACGGCACAGACAAGGCTGTCACCGGTCTTGACACCGGTTGTCGCCATGTTGGTATTGGCGGCTGCACCGTCAACCAGGTCGCCCTCGATCATCGGGCTCGCCATCTGATCAGCATCGGACGTGCACGCCATCCACCATACGGCAATCTTGTCACTAGCTGAGGCTGGGCAAAGCAACTTATCCGATGAGTTGATACTTGAATCCGCTGTTTCATCTTCTGGCAGATTCGTTGTCGTCGCAATGTTGACCACCGCAATAAGCTGATCGCCATAGGCGAGAGCGGTTCCGTCCTTTGCTTCGACATCTAGCCCCGCAGTCGCCGAATCAGCAGCACCGTCTACCAGTGCAAACTTGATGTTTGCCGCGCGAGTAGGCCCATCCATAATGTCAGTCCTTTCTCACTCGCTTAAGCGGTGTGCTGAATGTTGATCATTTCTGACACCGGATAGATGGCATCGGCTGAAATCTTGCCGAAATCCCATCTGGCCGTCGCAACGAACTGCTGCTGCTGAGTCAGGATATTCTTATCGTATTCGACAGTCACACCCCGACGCTGCGCGAGTCTGAATGACGGCTTGTGAGCGCACACCATAGACGTATGCTTCACATCGTTACCACTGTTACGAACACCGTTACTATCGAGCGCTTCATCGTACTGCGCCGACACATAGACTTCGGAACCGTCAATCGTCGGCAGAGTACCAGAAATCATGAACGCGAGCACACCGAGAGCATCCTCTTTGTACAGAGCCGTTTGAGTCTGAGTGCGACCTTTGAGACCGGTCACGAAAATGCACTCGTTGGGCTTGATGCCCGCAACACCCATATCGCCTTTGCAATCCGTGAAATTGACGATTTCGAGAGCACCGACGCCCGTCGTGGCCGACGAAACCTCAATATCACGGTAATGATTCGCACTTGCCAGTCCGAGCTTGCGCAGACCCTTCCAACTCGTCTCGACATTATAGGTCTCATAGACTGAGTCGCCACCCACATTATCGAAATGTGTGGTAGAATCGTCACCGTTGATGATTGCGGATTCGCGGCCTTCGTCCAGAGCCATCGCCAGCTCTTTTCGAATGAAGCTGACCATTTCGATGATCGAATCCTCGGTTAGTTCCTCAGACGAAATCAAGGCACCTATGAAGACATCCGGCGTGAACGTCTTGACACTGGTTGCCACATTCGTCTTGCGAGCCTCGGTTGCGTTGTCAACAAGAGCTTCACTACCCTTGTAGACGGTTGCCTTGCCGTTCTGGAACGGGAACTTGGCACTGCCACCCTTCGGCATGTTCCATGTTTCGAACTTAGATGCGAGAGTCGGCACAGTGCGCAGGTACTCGTTGAACTCAGATGACAACTCTGAAGGCACCCACTCGTAACCATAGCCGGTGTTACCGCCCGCCATCGCAAGCGCAACGTCCTTGTCGAAGCGTCCCGTCTGCGTAACAAGCTGTTTGAACAGGTTCGTCTTCTGAATGTTGTAGCCGGAACGTCCGCGATGTTTGTTGCGTTCGACCGCATCCCAGAAGATCACGGCGTCATGAAGATCGCGCAAGTTCTTCAGCTCATGACCAGCCGCCATTTTGTCGTAATCGACAGGAAGCTGAAACAGGCAATGCGCTCTCTGCTCGACTTCGTGTACCTTATTGCCGTTCTCATCTTTGAGCCACGAGAACTCCCGCAACATCGACCGATAATCGAGATACGCGACGCGGTTGTTGTTGATGTCGGCCATCTGCTTGGCTTCCTTGACCTCAGCAGCGATTCCCTCGACATCGGCGAGAATCTTTTCCATTCGCGTCTGAAGCTCTTCTTTGGTCATCATCCCATCGTTAAGCTTCTTCTGCTCTTCGCGAACGGCTGAAATAATGCTCGACAGCTCCTCGTACTTCGTTCCGAGCGACCCCTGAGTCTCTTCCAGTTTCTCAAGGGCAATCATTTCCTTAGTCTTTTCTGACAATTTCTGACTCCTTTCAGTTATTGTCAATTTCTCGCTTTCTTCTTTCTCTGAATTTTTGATTACGAATCCGGCTTCGGGATCAGCCGGAAGATTCACAAGCGAAACCTCCTTGAGTGATCCTTTGATTACAGTCAGCACTTCGGTCTTTTCATCGAAAGACCACTCTTCCATTCTGAATCCGATAGAGAACGATTTGAGCACTCGTTCCCGGACAGCTCGCAACAGCACTGGTGGATTCTCCGAAAAGATACGGCCATCGACAAACAATCCCTTGTCCTTAATGACTTCGTGTTTGTCAATCTTACCTATCGGTACTGATCGATCTTCGTGGAATCCAAGAAGGCGACCGTTGAACTGCTTGAAAGCATCTTTCCAAGTCCAGGCAGTGTAGGGAATCCGAAATTTGCGATCCTCGATCAATGTGTCAGTTATTGCGTAGCCTGAAAACAGGATATCTCCCGTTGCGGTTTCCTCAGACAGATTGATATCGGATTCGGCAATATGCCCATCGAGGCTCGTATCGAACAGCCGCACGAGTGCAGATTCGCCAGCGTAGACAGGCAGCTCGGACAAATCAACCGACTCTCCATCATCGGCTTGAATCTTATAATCGTGATCGGTCACCCATTTCTTGGCGCGTTCAACAGTCCATTTCTCCTTGACAAACAAGAAGGACTGAACCGAAGTGCCTTCTTCGCCTTTCTTGCGACCGACAACGGCCTTGATGCCCTCGTCTTGCGATATCCAGCTTATCCGAAACGAGTTGTCTTCGAATGAACCGGCTTGCGCGACCCGGATTCGGATGTATTCATCACTTATGTCAATCGGCATGTCATACGCTCCTCCATGATTACTTGTGGCATCCTTTCCTATATTCAAATACTGTCATTCGTGCCGACTTGATGGCATCACCCAACAGATCACTTGCCAACGCCTGGGCTTGCGCATAGGTAAACAGTTGCCTGACTTCCCGCAAAAGCTTTTCGATCTTCCATCCGTATCGATCCGTGTCTGCCAGAAGCGATTGCAGGTTCAGGAACGTTTGTCTCTGGTGCGACCTGATAGTTACAGGAATAAGCCGCAGCGCATTCTTGATCTCACTGCTAGCCAGCGGATTGAAGCCGCCGTTTGTCGGCGCAGCCGCTCTTAACTTCTTACTCACCCGATTGACAATCAGCTTCTTGATGAGCGGCAGACATTGCCGTTCCATTTGCTGCGTCATATCTAACACGCCGAAACAGGATCGAGCTACGGACTCAGGATCAATCAGAATGCTCATCATCGAACCGTTGATAGTTTTCTTCTGCAGATTGACCGCAACTTTGGCGTACTGCGATCTCAACACGGAATGAATAGCTCGCTCTGATTCCTCAATCTCGTCCTCAGTCGGCAGCTCTTCTGGTTCAGGCCCTTCCTCTTCCGATGGTTTCTCTGCTGGCTTCTCGTCTTTCGGCAGGGGCGGCAGGTCAAACCTTTCTCTGACTTCATCCGGTGTCATGATGCCGGCGTCAACATAGTTTTTGTACTCAACCGACTTCTTGAGCGAGTCTCCCTTGAGTGCGGGCACGTTCGAAAGATCGAATTTGACCTGAAACTCCTGGCCAAAGATCGGCCAAATGAGCTGCTTGTTGAACGCAGCCTCAAAGACCATCAGCACCGACATTATTGTGTTGTTCCAGAAGTCGAGGTCTTGCGCCAGAGCATTCGCATAATTGGCGTATTCCATGACGCCGCCTCGGAACGGTGGGAGCCCGAAAGCCCCGAATATTTTCTCTCGGTTGTGTCTGAGCAACTCGCCGAACGCGATATCCTTATGCTTGATGTCGGCAGTGACGAGTTTTCCTGCATATTGGTTGACAAAGAGCTTGAATGCGTTTTCCACACCACCTATGTCACTTGTCAACATTGTTAGTAACTGGTCATGTTGATCGTCGGAAAGGTTGTTCTCTGGCTGAAACCAGGTATGGAGCGTCGCACCATGCTCGAAAAATTTGCTATTAAACCGATTTGCGAAATGATCCATCATGATTTCGTCTCGGACGCTGTTGATGCGGCTGATGCCGTAGTAGGGCGATCCAGGTGTCAAGTCTCGAACGTGAATGACCTGATTGGACTTATATCTTTTTGCCCTGGGTGTGCCGTGTCCGATGATGTATCCATCAGGAGCACCTGATCCCGAAAGTGTCAGTTTGACTTGTCTCGGATCGCGAGGCCAGATTTCGATTCGATCATTCGGGCCGGTCACTCGCTCGATGGTCATAAATGCGTTGCCATCTCCGAGGTAGCTTTTCACCTGGTGCCGAATCAGATCGATCCAGCTATGTGTCGGATTCGGATTTTTGACAATCGCGTATGCCGGATGGTCCTGGTCTTCGTACTCGCGCTCGATCCCGCCGATGGTTTCCATGCCGATGATCTTGACAGGCAGACTTGCGACCGCATCCGATATCGCCCGACTCGCAATGTAAACGCTTGAATTGACCTTCTCGGCTTCAATGTCGTGATAGGTTCTCGGGTCGCGTCCGGCCACTTTCTGGTTGCCGTAATGCACCCACGACTCGATACCTGAAGCACGGTCTTTGAGCCGCACCGGCTTCTTGCGTCCGACAGATATTTCCCATTTGAATATGTTCACTGAATCTTTCCTCCGATCCGGCACTTTTTAATCAGCTTGCGGTTCAGCGGCAAGCAGTGATGATCTTTGTCAACACAATTCAAAATGTCAATAGGTAATTGAAGCGCATCCGCCGCCGCCGCCATAACTGAAATCGACAAAACCCGATGAGTTGCATATCTCATAATCATGAATGTCGTGTTGATGTTCTCAAATAGCTTGTGGGCATTGCCTTCGTGTCCGGTGTCGATGATTGGCATGTCGGGCACATCATCAAAATAGGCTTGTTGAACGTACGACATTGAATCCCAGTAATATTTCCTGTGTGCCTCTGTTTTTGTATGCACATGAATGAACGGCTTGCCATTGAGTTGCTGCTTGAGAAATTCCTGCGCTTCCAGGACTGACGCCTGGTTTATCCAAACATCGAGGTTGAAATCATCCGGCTCGACTCCAAGCTCTCTGGCAATCTGATGCTGCCGATGTTTATACGCGCTCAGGAGCTTACATGTGATCGCGAGATCATAGCTGCGTTTGATGCTGTTAAACATAGGTATGTGATATTCTTTCCAGCCATTCTCAGTTGTGTCGGTTCGCACTTTCATGAGTTTGCCGATATATGGGCAGTCGTCAAGCAGATGACTGTTGATTACGCTAGGCCTAACCATCATGTCGAGTAGATAGCCTTGTTCGTAAAGTGTCCGCATAGCCGGTGTTGCCTGAATCACGTCGCCGATTCCGTGCGGAAAACAGATCAGAGCTCGCTTGCGATCAGACATACCAGCTCCTTTTCTCTTTCGGCTGTTGCTCTTCCGGATGATCTCCGTTGTCTCCTATCCGCCCGCGTTCGAGTATATCCTGCACGTTGACAGTCTTGCGCTGCATCATATCGACATGGCTTCCGCGCTTGATAACCGCGCTGTTGTTCATTCCTGATATCAGCTTTGCGAGCAGCCGATACGCGGAGGCGTGAAAGAAATGATCGACTCCTTTTGTCCAGACGATACGGCCGCCTGCATCCATGATGCGCTTCGGCACCTGCATTTCCGACATATACGAACCGCCGACTGTAGACATCCAGTCATGGCGGATCATGACTTTCTTGTTCTTGAATGTCGCCACCAGCATGTCGAGAAGCTCTGTGCGATTTGTCGTGACTACCTGCTTGCGGTGACCCAAATCATAGGCCTGTTGTACCTGGTCTTTCGGCCGATAATAGCACATCCACCCGCCGGAAAATTGCTGAACAAACTTGCGAGTCTCAGCATAACCTCCGCCCTGAGCATCGACAACCGCCGTGCTCGTGTTGTGAGCCTGGAGGAGTGAAAGCACCTGATCCCACGTGTCACAAATCTCGTAAGCGATATCGTGTATCACGTTATCTACGACTGCGCTTATCACAATCGTAAACTTGCGCCCCTGATCGATCCCGGCTATCGTCCTAAAGTTCTCATCTCGCTCGAACCGGATCGGAGCTGCCGGAGCGCATGATCTCATGAGAGATTCGGTTAATCGCAGCTCGTAGCTCTCATAAGGTTCTCCCAGATAGTTGTTATGGAAGTTCTGAAGCAGAGTCTCGTTGCCCTGAGCTTCGAGGAACTTCGGATATAGGCTGTCAAGGCCGCCGATGATATCCTCATCGGATTTGTGAACAAACAGCCTGGATATTCGATAGCCGGAAACTTCGGATTCGGGATTCTGCGGCATCCATCGACCGGGTCCGCAACGGTCAAAAGGTTTCTCACACTCAATACAGACCGGATGTCCGTCTCCATTCCTCAGCTCATACAACGAACCTGATGTTTGCCGAACAAAGTGATCGTACCAGTCGAGCACCTGCTCATGACCGCAATGGCAACACTTGACATGCCATTCGTTTTGGGTGCTGGTCTGGTATTCTTTCGAGATGCCCGTTCCATCTGTCGTCGGGTTGCCGAATCGATAGACGTGCGGCACCGTTGAGTCGGCTATTCGATCATAGGCGTAAGCGATGTTGGATGGATCAAGCAGATTGTATTCGTCCATGATGAGTGCATCGGCCGGGAACTCGAAGAAGTTCTTTCGGACGTTCGCACCAACAAACTTCCAGCCTTGACCAAATATAGATTTATAAACATTGCTGTCGGCGGTGCGAGTAAAGGTATAATGCCCGAGACCTTTTCTGTATTCGGGCGAGCAGTCTTTCAGGCGGTCGATACGATCCTGCACGAACGGCCGCCTGTGCTCATTCGTCGGCAGGATGTAGAGACCTCGAAGTCCCTTGCGAGCCAGAGTGAACATGGCGCAGAGGAAATGCTCGGTCATGTGAACTTGGCTGCACTTGATGATGACCATTCGCGGGTTGTTGTCTTTGTAGATCGCTTCGAGCCATTTCTTGTCTGCGAAAGTCAATCGTTTACCCTTAGTTGTCCGATGGTGGGTCAACGCCATGAAGAGCCTCGGCCACTTCGACTCAAGTATTGCAAGCGGCTGAGACAACAGCTTCTCTTTCTCAGTGAGATTGAGATCGGGCTGAGGCATCAGACCTTCACTCCCTTACACACCCAGATGATTTTCTTCCCGCATTTGATTCCGGCATCGGCAGCCATCTCGATCGGCTGTATCTTGTGCCAGCGAATGAGACCTTTGTAATACTTGCGAATCGCCTTCTCCGAATCGTAAGTGCGAAGATGAGCTGCATCCGTGTAGTTCGGAAGGGTGAATATGCAGACCGTATCGGGAGCGATCATGTCCACGACTTCCAAATCGCGCAAGTGCTCCATCACCTCGATTGCCACAACGACCGTATGACCGACCCGGAAAGTTGAGCGATGATAGGCGTTGCGCCTGGACACAAAAGACCGGATCGAGCCCGGACACCTTCGAATCGCCTCGATGGAGAAATCGAAACCTCGATACTTGAATCCGGCGGAAACCGCCATTTCTCCGAAATGCCCAAGACCGCAGCCGACCTCAAGCACCTGAACCGGCTGTTTCAGCGATTGCAGAATCGCCAGGACAGCCCCATACACTGTCCACATGTGATCGACTTCATAACCAGACTGATAAATCTGATCGTAGTAATGAACCGGCCTCTCCTCCGGCGGGGCAACTACTACCTTCGACATAACACCTCCAGGGTTGACATTTTCGACTCCACACCTACTATAACTGTCAAAGTGCGCAAATCCTTGCAACTTTTTTCGAGAAAATGCACAAAACCTGTGCAATCTGTTCAAATCTTGAACAATTTTCACGAATTATGAAAAAAGTGCTTGCGAAAATTCAACAACTGGGGAAACCTACGGAAGGGGAGCCGGGGGTGATCACTAAACATTGAACAACGAGCCGAATGCTCAACTTCAATTCTAGTGTGGTGCAAGGGGGCATGATGAAGAGCAAATTCGAGGTATATGAAAATAGACGGCTTTTTGGTGATCGTTGCGCTACGAAGCCATGGTGGTGTTTTTCGGCTATTTGGTTTGTTCGTGAAAAAGAAGCCCCGATTTGAGGTCGGGGCTGCCGCCGTTTGTTCTCGTTGAGTGCCGTATTCGGTTATCACCTCCCTTTCAGAATCTTGTTGACCTCGCGTGCGAATTTCTCCGGCGTCAAGTGCATAAGCTGAGTTGGAGCCATCGGCACTTCTCCTGTCATAATCTGTTCGATGTCACGTTTGTCTTTTCGTCTGATCGTTGTTGTTGGCTGTTTTGTGTACTTCATGTTTGCCCTTGTGGTCTTGCTTTTGAGCTCAACCGAATTTAATAATTCGGCTGGATCGATTTGCATCAGCTTTGCCGCAGCGCGAACGTCGGCTTCCGCCGGCTGCTGTTGTCCGGATTCGAGGAAATACCATTTCGAGATTGATCCACCACCGACGCGAAAAGCAAACTCGGCGATCGAGACGCTGTGCTGCTTGCGATATCGGGCGATCACTCGGCCGAATTCAGTCGGGCGGTCTTCGGGGTTTGTTATGTATCTAACCATAAATGATCTCCAGCGCATCTTCGGCAGTTTCGATGACGGCAAGTTGCCCTCGCCAGGACTCGTGATCGGTTTTCTGTTTGTCGCTGAGCTTGCGAGCTGATGGTGGTTTCGCGGGGTCTTTGACCTCAAAGAGAAAGTTCGCCCCTTGAAATCCGACAAGCAGGTCGGCAATGTCGCCGTCATGAATGTCGCGCACCGACATTCCTCGGGCTCGCAGCTCGTCCTCTATCTTTCCCTGGTTGTCGTCCTTGCGGTGTCGGTGATAGTATGGCATCACTTCTCCAGTCGAAGTGGCATCATCAAATAGAAATAATCGGAGACATTGACCGGCCGGAATATGGCGGCTGAGACAGAATCCGACATCTCGATCTGCACTTTCTGCGTCTCGATGTGCTTGATAATATCGATCAGGTAGACCATGTTGAATGATATCTCGATCGGATAACCTGTCAACTCGCATTGGATCGTTTCGGTTCCGTGGCTACCTGAGGCGGCCTTTGATGCCGACAGCGTCATCTGCGTTTGACTGCTTTCGAGATTTACCCTATAGTGCAGATCATCCGTCGAAATCAAGAGCCTGTTCAGTGCATCGATCAATAGCTGTTTGTCAACGATGATAGTTTTGTCGTTGTTGTTAGGGATCACCTGCTTGATCTGTGGATACGGACCTTCGATCAAGGTGCTTGAAATCTCGGTCTCGCCCGTGCGGAAACTGATGCGTCTGTCATCAAAGCTGACGAATAATTCATCTTCATCTTTGGCGATATCAGCCACGGTCAACAAGGTCGGCGGTGGAATAATAGCTTCCATACTTCCCGACATCCTGATATCCTCTTGCCACCGCCACGCGAGTTTATCCCCTGTCGTAGCCGCCATGTATGACTTATCCGAAAGTCGCCAATATGCTCCGTTGAGTGCCGGACGTGACGGATCGTCACCTACACAGAAGGCGCAGCCATTAACATCTTTTGCGAATAATCTCGGGTTGACAACAAACTCGCCGTCCCTTTTATGACCTCGAATCTTCGGAAATTCCTCAACTGGCATCGTCGCGAACGAATACTGGCCGGATTTGCCCGTGATCGTTATCTGATTTTCTGTCGTCTCAACATTGATCGTTTCGTCCGCCGGCAACAGCGAGAGCAACCGCGTTATCGGAGGCGACGGTGCAGCAACACTTCCCTTGCTGTCACCATCTAGAGAAGTTCGTGTAATTATCGCCAGTGTTAGGTTGGTGCGGCTCAAGACCAGTGTGCCCGATTCCGCCGTCATAAGTACACAATTCAGGATCGGCAGCACGTTTCGACCGCTCCGAACGCGGTTGACGATGTTGAGGGACTTCAGTAGCACTCCCGCTTCGATTTGCAGTTTCATTTCGTCCCCTTCATGTTGCCACGCCTGTGGGTTATGTGATGAGATTTGCACAACGGAATATCATACTTGGAATTCCCGAACCATTTCCGCCATAAATCACGTAGTTCGTCGTCGACCTCGTGGGATGCAAGACTGTCGTAGACCTTCTCCCCACAGATGACGCATTTGTTTTCACTCGGTTCGTTCATCTTAGTCCTCGTTTCTTCCAAGGTCGCCACTCAAGCAGTATCACCTTTGTGTACGATTCGCGGACCACTGCACCAAGACAGACTACTATGAGAAAAGGTACTCGAACTCATCGCAAGCCCATCGATTATGAATCAGAGTCTTAAAGTTTGTTT